TAGACTCAAGCAGTTTGCGGTACACTCCAATCACTTGCTTGACATCGGGAAGAATATAGTTCTCCCAGATTTCGTCATCGGTGAGATGACTTGTTTTTACTTTTTTTATTTTTATGTGGGTTGCGAGGCCATTGCCTCTGGTTCAGCTACGAGTCATATGTAGATTCCAATTCGTTGTCAAACACAAATCTTTCCCAATCTTCATCGGAGTCTGCAAGGCTTCCCACGCTGTTGCCAAGCCCCCAGTTCGTGACCATGACTTCCACGAGCAATGCCAAGGCATCCGCTCTGTCAGGAGAGTTTCCTTTCGTGCGCTTCTTCAAATCCTTCTTGCTTTCCAAAAGCATCTTCTCGTTCTTGAGCGTGTAGATACGAGCGCATAGCTCTCGGCTAGTCTGATCATCCAGCCCACGCATTCTCCCTGCCATGATGATTGTGCGTATCTGTCCCCATAGTTGACTCACGCGATTGGCGTACACTTGCTTTGCAGGACGATCATCTTCAATGGAGATTGGATGCTCCGTAGCCCCTCCACCAAAGCTCACTCGTACAAACCCTGTCTGCCAGCGTTGTGAGATGATGTCGGCAATACCTGCTCCTGCACCAGTAGCATCAATGGCGAAGTCCTCTGGCTGGATTCCTCTGCGGGTCAACTCCGCAATAGTTTGGTCTGCCACTTGGTAGAAGAGCGGGTAGTTCTCATTCTCTGTGAGCGATAAGCGAACAATGTCTCCGCATTCGATGATCAGATCGCCGTCCAGAGCCTTACCCACCTTTGCGAATCGCAAGATACAATCATCGCCGTCAGTCGTGAATGCAGGGTCGAGAGCCGCAATCGTCTTGATACCGCCTCCAGCCCAAGTGACGCTCTCCCTAGCGCGGCCATCGTTTATCATGGCTTGGTCTAGGATCGTATTCCTTGCCCCGCTCTTGCTCCACATCCTACGCACATAGCTGTTCCATTCTAGCGATCCTTCTCCGAAGTTTTTTTTAATCGTGTCGATATTGTCCTGACCAAAGAGATATGGATAAAGCAATCTCCCTGCCTTCACATTCGGGGACTTCAGCCCATCAAACCTAACGCACACTCCTGTCTTGGTTTCCCAGAACTCGTCATCATCTTGGATAGATCCCCATCCCATCTTGGGTTCGCAGAATAGGCCATGAGGATCGAACTGCGAGGATGCGTTGGCAATAGCAATGAAGCGATAGAAGTCTGTACCTACTGCAAGGTTTGCACGAGCAGAGAAGATGGCAGGGTTGGTCTGCGCCGCCTCGTCAGCTACGATCACTACGCGAGGGATGTGAACGCCCTGCAACTTACCCACAGCTTGCTCAATAGCTCCGCTATCCACGGCAAGGGCTATGATAGCCGACCTATCATCTCCCTTCTGGAACTGGATCTTCGTCTGCGAGTCCACCACATTCAGCCCAAACAAGGGATAAACGGGACGCACGAACTTCATCATCTCTGCCCAGATACGCCCACGCAAGGATGGGACAGTCGTAGAGGTGAGAGCTATGCGAGTCCCCATAGGGCAAGCCAGAAACTCTACCAGCGATAGCAGGGTGAAGGTGAATGTCTTTCCTGCCGCCGCACAGCCAGTCACTCCGATCTCGTCGTAGTTCGTCCATGCCCACAACGCAAGTTCGTTCCAATCATTCCAGCGAGACATTACGTCAGGCCAGAGCATTGTGAGAACGTGCTTGATATGCTGACCCCGACTCAAGCCGCTGAAGCGACTTGGATCAGGGTCTTTCACCATCAGCAACTCAATTTCTAGCTGAGTCGCCTTTGGAAATGCACTCAAGTCCAGCCCGTAGGTCTGGAGCTTCATTTATCGGAAGTAGGATCGAATAGAATCCATTGCCCCCTTGGGCTTGCCAGTAGTTTCGTTGATGTCGCTAGTTCCCCTACGGGGAGAAGGACTCACCGCAGTATCCTGGGCAACGCGAGCCTTGTATTTCGCAAGTTCAGCTTTGAGCTTGGCATTCTCGGCAACCGCATCCTTGGCAATCACAGCAAGGAACGGAGTGACCATCATGTCATTCTCGGAAGCAGTCCCCATGAGGATGTTCCTAGCCGCCGCGATGCGCTCGTCCACCACCTTGTTATGATCATCGTCATCTCCCTTGCGGAAGAAATCAGACTTGCTGGCGAGGTGATTGGCAACTCGCTCAAAGTTCTTATTGATCTTCTCGGTAGTCTGCTGGCGGGTCTTCTCCTCCTCCTGCACAAGAGTGTTGGCAGTCTCACGATGATTCACCATAGCCGCCTCAAGCGCACCGCGCTTGCTGTCAGCGTCATTGATGAGGGAAAGGAACTGGGCAGATGCCGCTCCTCCTCCGAAGTTCTCGTCGATAAACTCAATGCGCTCCTTGCCCTTCAGCGACAAAGCCTTCTCTGCAATAGCAGGATCAGAGGCATACTCATTAGCCCACTCAGTAGCTTGCTGGATAGCCGCCTCGTAAGGGGCTTGGAACTTATCACGGAACTTGGGGCTACGCTCAAACGCAGTACGCTCAAGCTCTGCCTCTAGCTCCTCTGCCCTCTTCTGGTATTCAGCCAGCTTCTCATCGCGGGTGCGAATCTCTGCTTCAGCCGACTCTGCCTTCTTGCGAAGCTCTGCAAGGTTATCTTCCTTGCTCTTCTTCTTTGGCTTCTCATCGGCAATAGCCTCTGGCTCCTTGGATAGATCAAGATCAGATAGATCAAGGCTATCAGCAGGAGCCTCCACCTTTTTCTCCTCCTTGGGAGCTTCTTCAATAGGGCCAGTATTCTTCTTCTCCTCAATCGACTTAAGGAAATCCTGTACGGATGTCTCTGGAACTACATCAACGCCTACAGGGGCTGGAGCAACCTCCTTCGTTCCCACATCGGGGATCTCTGCTAGGTTCTTATAGTCAACCTTGGGTAGGTTGGGCTTGTTCTTTAGTTGACGCGATAGCTGAGACAGATCACTAGGCCGCTCCATAGGAGTAGCTGGGATTGGTTCGGCTGGGATGGTTGCGGCTGGTGTGGTGGGTTGTGGTGTGTCCATATGTTAAAATTCGCTGGTGTAGGTTGGCTGGATGTTGACCTGCTCCTCTGGCACTTCAGCCAAGACGAAGAGATCTGCAATAGCTGATGCCCTTCCGCTATCATAGCCGAAAAGCACATGGGCATTGTTCGCTTGCTGGATAAGGCCAGCCCCGTTGCCTAGAGTCTTCGCCATAGACAAGCCGTCAACGACTGCCATAGCGTGTTTCATTACGGGGTTATCAAGGAGCTTCTTTAGCTCAATCGCTAGATCCACATTGGATCGCCAATCGGTTAGTGTCATATTAAATTATAGAGTTTTTCGTATTCTTTATAGCAATCTGGCTTAATCCCTCCTGCACAGCAGTCATGGCATTCATCAATTTGCTTTGCAAGCATTGTTGCCATTCCTTTCCATGCAATCATTTTTTGTTCTAATTCATCGTACATTTCGTAAATTGTCTTTTCTTCCATTTTAATCTAGTAGGTCTTTCATTTTAGGAAGTGCATCTTCCGTGAAGATAATGCCATTATCCTCTGCGTTTTCAATCTCTTTTAATGCCGCTGGGAGAGCGTCAGTATTGACTTTAATATCAAATCCCTTCACTCCTTCAGCGTGTTCTTGGCAGTTCTGGATTGCTTCCTCCATCGTGTCGCCAATTCCAATGCAGTCTCCCACCTCGCACATTCTTACTCCAAGGGTCGGGATGATGTAGGTTGCATCTTCAATGCGGCAAGAATTGCGCCACTTGATCCACCTCTCTACCTTGGGATCAACCTCCACAGGCAGGGATCGCTCCTCTGCAAATGAAGACTTGATGATGGCAAGCGCACCATACTTGGCTCTCCATTTTGGTTCTACCAAAATTCCGTTGGCTCCAGCTTCCACAATCTCTCCCACATTATCCACCATCTCCCAAACAAGGGCAGACGGAGGCGCAGGGCAACGGGTAGTAAGATCAATCAGATAAGGCGTTCCCTCATCGGTGACTCGGATCTCGGTGCTGAACCATTGACGATACTTGGCTTCCTCCATGAAGGGAGCCAGCTTTTCATTCACCACCTTTACAGGCTCGGAAAGATCAGCATAATCCCTCACGCATCCCACATAGCCGCAATCTTTCACCTCCACGCCAGTCAAGCAAGTAGATGGATATTTACCATCAATGCAGAATCCGTCATATCCTGCCTCTACAACACTCTCCACCTTATGCTCTATGATGAACGGGAAGATGTTGCAAAGACCTCCTAGAGCGTCCCACAACTCGTTTACGCGAGGTTCTGCCAGCTTCCATGTAGGGGCATAAAAAGTCTCAGCCAATCCTCGGAATCCGCTGATCTTCACATACACCTCATCGTTGTTCTCTAGATACTCACGCAGGGCTGGCATTCCAGTAACGAGAGCGCACTTACCCACAGGCAAGCCTAGCTCCCTCATAGTTTCCTTTGCCCTCCACCTCTGGACTTCTAGCTTCTCCCCTAGTCCAGCCGCCCATACGGGAATGCCAAGGGAGCGGATATGCTCTGCGAGATACATGAATCCCACATCGGGAATCACCACAAAGTCTACATCTAGGTTTTCCTCCCAGCTATTTACTCGCTCCACTCCCTTCAGCCCCTCACCAATAAAGGCAGGGCCGGGGATAGGGAACGACTTTTCGTTGAAAGGAACGAAATACCGCACCTCATGCTCTTCAGCCAATCGCTCTGCGAATGCCGTAAAAAGCCCGTGATCTATAACGAGACACTTACTCATTGATAATTTCTTGTTCTTGAATGTCCCTCAAATCGTGAATCAGATTTTTGATCTGCATTGCACTCTCGGAATCTTTTCCGAAGAAGTTTCGGTTGTAGAGATAGTATCTCTCGTAGATGAATGAGATGATCTGCTCTCGCATCTCATCTCTTCCTAGTTGGTATTGGTTATGACAGTCCATGACCCATGCGCTTGAGTTCACGATCAATATACCAACGAGCTTTAAGCAAGTCGGTTACTTCTTCGTCAGGGTTCTTATGCCCTGCGCGGGTGATGTACTTCACCGCATTTCCGCGATT